ATACCATTTCACCTTCAGAAGTTTTGTATACATCTCTTCCTGCCTGTGTTTTCTTATTTGTTTTTGTGCCTACCACACCACCTTCATTAACTCTAAAAGCATCTGTTTTTGGGTCATACTCAAAGTCAGCAATGTCTATTTCTAAAGCATTTGATTTACGAACCCGATTAGGTTCAGTTAAATCGGGGTACGTTAATTCCTTTGTTTTAGTTTTAAGGACATTATTTGTTTCATTGTTTAATTGATTAATAGCTTTTTTTACTGCGTCTTTATATATAGTTTTAAACACACCTTCATAGTACTCTTGTGCTAATTCGTTTACAGTACCCTCTTTAACTGCTTTGTTGTATTTTATAACTAAGGGGTCTGTTTCTTGTAGGCCAGCAATAACTATATCAAAATTGTCTATTCTTTGTTTTGCAATTTCTTTATAGTTAGGAATAACTATTTTAGTAATGTTGTTTTGTTTTGCATATGCAATATTTGCTAAAAGAAGTTTTTTTACATATTCAGTTCTAGTAGCAATAGGTAATTTTTTAACATCTGCTTGCGTAGCTTCTTTGCCGTATATCGAACCTACAGCATTTTCAATCTGTCTAAATAAATCTTTTGCTTCATTTTCTAATTGTTGATCTGGTTCTATTTGATATTCGCCTCCAGAGTTCCAATCAGCATCACCCTGTGAAGTATCTGAAGATTTTCTAATAGCATCTAAAGAAACTGTATCTATATCTTTACCTTGTGCATCAATATTGTGTTCTTCTTTTAATTTTTTTATTAAAGTTATTCTAAAACTATCATCTTTTCTTACTTTTTTTAGTTCGTCTACTCCCTCTATTCTATCAGGGCTATACATTTCATAGTAATGGTTTTGAATAGTTCTAATAACATTTCTATCTATACGGATGTCATAATCTATATCCATGTTGTCTACAAAATCATCAAAAGCCGTTGGTACATATATATCGTATTCACGTGAAATATACCAATCTTCTTCTTTTAGTTCAGGGTTATTTCGATTTTTAACTAAATCACTTTGCATTTCCTCAATTAAAAGATAACGAGGACGATCAGATATTTTTTGAGCCAGTGGTCCATCTTCAGGCAATTCACTTCTAATAGAAGAACGTGTATGGGCTATATTTTGTTTTCCACCTAGATGTGTATAGTCCTCAGAACCTGCATATTCCTGCTTACCTTGCACCGTTAATTCTACGTAGTCTACTTCTTTGTCTGTTATACCCTGTCTTTGCTCGTCTTCATACTCTGTGTATTTATGTTTTTCAATTGTGTAATCTGTAGTGCCTTTTTCTTTTGCTAACGATAAAACTTCTTCTTTAGTATAACGGCGATTAGGATCAAGTTCAAGATCAAACGATTCTAACTCTGCCTTTTCTACATTGGGAGCACGTTTATTAAGATATGCACTAATGTTTTCCCCTTTAGTACCTTGTTTACCTATAGGCATTTCTTCAATAGCAGAATAAACAGGAGAATATAATTTTCCTACTATTTCTAATTCAGGCCCAACTGGATCACCAAAATAATCTGTTGGTGTTTCTATCAAATCAGGAGATTCAAAAATCTGCTCCCTTGGTTTTACTAGGGGGTTTATTTTCTTTTTAGGTTTAGTATAATCTGTAGCATCAGGCACAGCACGTTTAGCTGTACGTGCTGCCTTTATACCAGAACTAAGAAGACCCATGTTTTAAAACCTCATCTCGTAGTAATTGTAATCTACGTAATTGATATATTGCACCCTGTGCTCTATACATAGCAATACTGTTATCTGATTGTTCCATAGCACGATGCTGCTGTGCTATTAACGTATCTAAATATTTACTGAACTGGTCCCACTGGCGTTGGCTGTTGACCATCCCCTTGAGCTTGCCCAGATGCTCCTTGTTCATTTCCACTAAATCCTTGTTCCTGTGGTACTGGAACTTGTCCTGTACCTATAGTGCCACCACCTGCACCCGTTGGGTCTGCTGGGTTTGCACCTGCTGGTGCTTGTCCTTCAGGGGGTTGCTGTTGTTGAAAGCCTTTCATAAGTTCAGCTTGAATAGCTGCCTCATCCATATTGTTAGTTACTTTGTCAGGGTCAAGGTCAAGAGACTTTGCAATCTCTCTGATAATATACTGGAATTTTGCAAAAGGTGCAAGTGCTTGATTAGAAGATATTTGCATAAACTGCATCAAACGTTGGCTGCGTACTTCATTAGCCATAAGACTTTCTGTACCACGTGCCTTTACTTCTAAGTCTCCTTTGATGTTGGGATCAAAGTCAAACTGCATATTAAATCTAAATAGTCCCTCACCAAGAGGGCGTAGTAAGTAGTCATCTACATTCTTAATAACGTTCTTTATGCCACCCTGTGCAGCACCCATAAGCATACTAATACCAGAAGCAGTACGGCCTACACCAGAAACACCTGTCTGTCCGTGTGCAAAGGAAGGGAAACCTGTAGACTCATCTGCCAGTACTCGTGCTTTATCAAATAGCTGTAAGTTTTCTGCAGCAACGTTAGGAAACTTAGTTCCAAAGATAGCTTGGCCCGGTGCTCCACCCTGTCTCCTAAATACTTTGCCGGGGTATACTGACAAGTCTTGGCCCGGTACTAAGTTAGTTTCATCTACCTCAATTAAAAGATTACCAGATAATACAGCATTGTCAACTGCCATTCGCATAAACCCATTCATAAGAGTTTGGGTATCATCCATATTTTCTGCAATACCTACCCCAAAGAATGAGTATGGGTTAAGTTCATAGGGTGCAGCCATATATGGAATACGAGCAGGTTTAAATGGATTAAGTACCATACGCAGAAGTTTACCATTACAAATCCAAATGTTTGCTTGCAACTCATCTACGTCTTGTAATTCATCGGGAATATCTACGCCTTGCTCAATAAGCATTTCGGTATCACACATACCCCAATACTCAAGAACTTCATAACGTTCTACACCATGCTCTGGTGCATAGTCAGATAGATCATCTTCCCAATATTCTTTATTATAATTTTCACCTAGTTGGACAGCATCATCAATTACAGATGGCCTAAAGTATGGACGTTTTTTTAAGCCACGTAATTGTGTTCTTGACATCTTATGACGTTCAATAACGAACTGTGCTTCATCCATATTATTTGCATCTGGATCAGGGTAAAAGTTCCACACCGATACGTGAGATACTTGTGGGATAGTTTTTATACTGGGGGAATATTCTCCATCCTCTCCCCAACTAGGGTATTCTTTATCTACAGCAAATGGACCTTTCATTACGCCAGTACCAAACAAAGCCATTTCAAAGGCAGTACTACGTAGATGTTTACTTGCACTAGATTCTTCTAGTTGATCATGTATTTTCTTTTGCATCATTTTAGCAGCAATCATAGCTGGACTAAATGTAATTGCAGTAGGAGTTTTGCCTACACCCTCACGTACACCATCAATATCTTTTAGTTTATCTCCTAGAGGGCCAAGGCTTTCAGCTAACGTTCTAGCTGTAGAACCTGCAGGTAAGTCCTTACCATCATCTCTGTAACCATACGGATTTACAACTTCATCTAAACCAGATTGTTTTAATTGCTCTGGTTCTTTAGGATCAAAGTTTACATCTGACACAACACCATCAGGCAATTCTGTGGGGTCAACTGTCAACGGAAACTTTTGTCCAGCAAACAGTACATCTACAATCTGACCGTAGGCGGCAAGTGTTTTAGTTTTAGTTACTTTAATAAATACTCGTGACTTTTCAGCTTCCGTAAACTGCACATCAGGGCCATACAGACCACGATAGTTACGATAGGCACGTAGCCAACGTTCTTCATCTTGTTGGCGATAGTCATCAGCACGGTTATACTTTTCCATAATAAATGGAATTATGTTAGAGGTTTGCACATCTTCTACGCCTGAGTCATCACTGTCAGCTAAGACGATTGCATCATCCTCAATAAAACCTTCGTTTTCTTCTGCCATTTATTTTTCCTTAATAACCAAATGTAGCATCTGCTACCCTCATACCACCTGAATAACTGCCTTGTGTATCAAAATCAAATATACTAAAACGTGGTCTTGACATTATACCATATCGTAAAGCATCGTACAAGTGGTCTTCTGAGGTAGTATCAATGTCTTCTGGATTCTTTTTATCTATTGGTAGTGCAGGTAACTGTGCTATAAGATTAGTACAATTATCAAAAAACACTAACCTTGGTTCTTCTGTGTATTCATCTACCTGTAACCGTCTGTGTATTTCGTTTTTACCAGATACCCGTGAGCCTTTTGATCTATCTGATGGTCGCCAACGACAGCCTCTCTGTATCATTTGTTCAGCAAGACTAGGGCCAGTATCACCACGTTTGTGCCACAAAGACGAGTCTAAAACTCCGTACTTAATAGTTCCGTCTTCTGTTTCTAAGTCTAAGATCATATCTGCTAAATCAGTAGCAAGAACTTTACTTACATATAATTCTCTGTAAACTATTAACTGTTCACTAGGAGATATAGCAAACCAAACTACACCAGACTTACTTCCGTATCCATAGTCACATGCTCTAAACTTTATCCAGTTACTAGGTATATTAAACGGTTCAACTACGTGTATGTTTCTGTCAAACTCTGTGAAGGCTGCACCTTCTTTAATATCCCAATCACCTTCAAGTAACTGCCTACGTTGTTGCTCTGGCAGTGACAGAAGCATTGCTTCGTAGTCACCTTGTTCTGCTAGGTAAGGATTATCGGAAAGACGGGCAGGTATAAACCTACGTTTGAATAGAGGCTTACCAGCTTTGGCATGTCCAGCAGGATAACGTAATACTTCACTTGTTTCAATATCTGTTGCATCAAATGCTTTACCGTGTGGGGCAGGGTCAATAAACATTTTCTTAACCCAATGATGACCTCTACCTCCGGGGTTAGTAGTAGCCCTCATGTACACGGGAAGATCGGTTGCAGTAGACCTCAAACGACTCCTCATATAGTTCCATGCGAATGGGGTGGGCCACTGAGTAAGTTCGTCAAAGCCAATCCAGCTAAATGCAAGACCTTGGTATCTTAGTACGTCATCTTCTCTATCTAGGTAAGACATCCACAGTCTAGCACCAGAGGGTGCAGTCCACTGCATTTTACGTTCTGACCACTTAATACCTTTCCAAATTTTAGGGTACATTTCCTGTGATTTGAAAATGAGTTCTCTTAACTCTTCCGTAGTGTGCCGTAGGAGCAATCCTGAGAAGTCTGGATGTCCCATAAAACGTAAAGGGTCTGCCAACATAGCATATGATTTACCCCCACCTGCAGAGCCACCATATAGAACCTAACGTTCACCTGCAGCTAGAAAGTCTGTCTGTGGTCCAGCATTTGGTTTAAAGATAACATTGTGCTGTTCTTCTACAGGTGTTAGCTTCTCAACTACTACTGCAGGTTTAGGCTGCGTTTGTTTCTTCGGTTTCGTTGTCTTGGGCTTTTGCACCGAGCCTTGTACGTTCGATTTCTTCCGCCTTGGCGATTGCCTTTTTCGCATAGTCTGCCCATCTGCGTAGGCTTCCAGCTTTGTTTTTTCTTCTTCGTTCATTGTCCAACCGTTTCTTTAATCCAACATGTGATATGTCTCTGCCTGTATTTCGTGTGAGCCAATTAGCTACTTCACGATAAGAATACTGTTTCAAGTATTTCTTTGCTTGCATAAGCATATCAAGTTCGTGATCAATTGGCAAGAGTATTCCGTCATCATTTGGGTCTAATTCATATCCAAAAGGAACGGTTCTTGCAACACGTGGAATGGGTATCCATTCATTGTCTTCTTGCAGGTCTGTTGGTTGGGGTAGTTTCCACGTACCTAGTGGTTTAGTCATCATCATCCTGTGATTGTTTTGGTGGCATAAGCATTACACCACCTGTTGCTTCTACTTGCATTTTCTCTGTTTTTACTAGACCAGTACGATCTAACAGTTCTTTGGCTGCTGCCATCTTATCACGAATACCTAATTCAGTAGGGTCATACAAAGCTCCCACCATTGCCATTGCAGCTTTAGGTACGTTACGTGCGAGATAACTGTGGGTAACATCTAGTATCTCCTCTTTTAAACTGTTTGTGATTTCAGTGTTAGTAGTATTAGGAGAATAACCAGCAAGTTTTTTAGCAGTGGTAATGTTACCACCTGCCTCGTCCATAAGGACAGCTAAAAACTTTTGTTGACGTTCTGTTAATTCTCTAGCCATTTATTTTTTCTTTCTATTATCTACAGTGGAAGTTACACACCCACCCTTACGAAAGTCTTTTGCACCAAAACGTTTCTCACGATCTTTATCGTATTCTGTTTTAAGGCGTTCAAGCATTCGTTGGATTAACGTAAGTTTTGGCATAGGATTATCAGCAGACAGTGCTTCGGATATGGCATTTTCAATTGCTACTTCACGTGTGTTAGTAGAATTGTCCTGTGTCATCTTACGTAACTGTGTGGCTTTTTTCATAGCCTCTGCACGTGGGTGTCTTCCTTTTGCCATTACATCATCTCAAAATGTGGGGCATCAATAAATGGTCTACGTCCTTGTGATCTACGTAGGTCTACATAGGCATTCATAGCATCTTCGGCTGTACCCTGATACATACGAATGTCTCCCTCAGACCAAGCTGCGCCCCATTTAATTGCTACACTATTACGTCTAGCTGCTTCAGCCATTGCATCACAGATGTCATCGTACACGTTTAGTTCCCATGAGATGTCTGAACCAAAGTATGCAACTAGGTCTACTGCTCTACCCTCTAGGTGTTTACTTTTCATAGTCTGTGATCTACCAGACTCATACAACTTCTTCTGTTCTTC